GGATGGGGTTGCGCACCTTGCGCGCAAACAGGGTGCCGTCGGCGCAGCGCAGGCCGAACTCGGTGATCGCCAGGCCGTTGGCCTCGGCGGTAGAGAGGCTCCAGGCAAAGGCCGCCTGCCCGGTGGCCGGGTAGCTCACGCTGGTGACGGGCTTCCAGAAGGCGCCCGTCAAGCCGGTATTGCCTGGCGCAGCGGCGGAGGTCCCTACGCCAAAGCCGATGTGGGTGATGTGGCGGCCGGCGCCGTCGCCGCCCACCAAGCGCGCGAGTTGATTCTTGGCGCCATCGACGATGAGGTTGGGCTCGACGATCTCGGCCACGGGCAGGCCGTGGCGGTAGAGCGTCAGGCGGAATTCGCCGCGCAGGGCGGCGGCATCACGCAGCTGCATACAGGACTCCTGCGAGGATGAGGGTGGCGGCGGCGGGAGCGGCCACGTCGAGCACATCGCCCACGCGCCAGACGGATGGTGAGAGCGCGCCTAGCTCGGGCAGCCGCGGGGTGGCGCGGCGGCTGCCGCCGTGCGCGGCGATGTAGCGCGCCTCGGCCTGGGCGTGCTCGCGCCCAACAAACAGCGCGATGCCGATGGCTGCGCCAGTCCACCAGTCGCCGGCGGCCAGCGCCCAGCCGGTCTGCACGGCGACCGCGACGATGGCGTGCTCGACGGGCGTCAGGTCGACCGCGATGCGCCAGCGCGCCGTCAGCGCGGCGAACACCAGCGCGCCAGCAAGCCCAAGCGCGAGCGCGGCCAGCAGATAGATGATTGACATCATGCGGCCTCCAGATAGGTGATTTCGTCGCCCGAGGCGATGCGCCCGGCGACGTAGCGGCGGCTGCCGTCGTAGCGATGCGCACCGCCGTAGGTGTTGTCCGACCCGTAGCGGTAGCGTCCGTCGTAGCGCACGTGGCGCACGGCGGTGATGGGCATCACGGCGTCTTGCGCCACCGGCGCGTCCGCACCGTATTCGGCGGTGCCGTCGGCCTGCACAGCGCCGTCGTAGCGCGGTAGCGCCTGCTGGCGGTCGGCGTCGGCCCAGGCGAGCGCCAGCGTGGTGTCGGACTCGGGCTGTCCGGCGCGCCAGTGCGCGTCATTGGCGGCCCAGCCCTGGTAGCGGCGGCTGCCGTCGGCCAGCGTGCCCCCGGCATAGGTGAGCAGCACGCCCTGGTCGTAGCGGTGCGCGCCGTCGTAATAGCGCCGCCACGGGCGCAGATCGCTGGTGGTCAGCGCTGCGGTGGCGGCCTGCGCGTCGCGGCTCGATACGGCGTCCGAGACGTTGGCATGCCAGGCGAGCCGGGTGAGATGGCGCGACACCGGCGCCCACTCACGCACCAGCGCCGCCACGCGCGCAGCGGTGTCGGCATCCAGCCCGGCGGTCTCGCCCAGATCGGCATCGAGCGTGAATTCGGCCCAGGAGTGCCCGCCGTAGACTTCCGACCCGTCGCAGAAGATGGCGCCGTCGTAGCGGCGGGCGATGCGCCCTTCGGTGAGGGTGTGCTGGCCGGCAAATCCCGCCACGTCGAGGATGCGCTTGACCGCCCAGGGCGTGCCCTTCTTGCGGTGCAGCGCGATGGATTCACGGATCAGCGCCCGGCGCTCGGCGTCGGTGGTGGCGAATTGCCAGCCCTCCAGCGGCATGATGTGCAGCTGGCGGCCCAGCTCCGGCAGCCATGCGGCGGGCACGGTGTCGATGAGGTAGGTGAGCAGCCCATCGAGCGGCAGGGCTTCGAGCCGCGCGGTGGCCTCGGCCAGCGGGCCGAAGCGCGCATCGAGCGCCAGCACGTCGGGGGCGAGCCGGTCAGCCATCGCTCATGCCCTCCACGGTGACGCCGATCGTGGTGGCGTGCGCCCATGCGGTCTCGGGCACGGTGATGTCCGCATTCGGGGCGACAAGGTTGACGCTGGCCACGCCATCGATATGCAGTGCGGCGATGAGCGCCGAGCGGGCCACGTCGCGCCCCAGGCGGCTGGCGATCTCGGCACAGCGGGCGGTGACGGCGGCCAGCGCGGCCAGGCGCACCGTCTCGGCGTCGTATGACTGACGGACGGTGAGCCGCGCATCCACGGCAAATGGCATGTCGATGGGGTCGGCTACTTCCACCGTGTCGCACAGCGGGCGCACATCCTCGGCGGAGGCTTTGGCGAGCACCAGCGCTTTGATTTGCGCCGACGGCAGGCCGGTGGCGGTGAGTGGGTAGAGCCGCACCACGCCCGGCTCGGGCGAGGTCACCGCCACATCGACGATGCTGGCATCGGCGCTCATGGCATGGTGGCGGTAGGCCAGGCGCGGCCCAGCCACCGAGAAACTCTCCGGCGCTTCCAGGATGCGCGCGCGTAGCCTCTCATCATCTTCACCCGGCAGTCGCGCCACGCCAACCAGCTCGCCCAGGTAGTCGAGCATGGGCGCTCGGGCAAAGCGCACCAGGTTTTGCCGGGCGGTGTCGTTGATCGCGGCGCGGATGATCGTCTCACGGTAGGCGATGAGGTCGATGAGCAGCGACTCCACCTGTGCCGGGTAGAGGGTCTTGCCGGTCGCGGCCTCATACGCGGCGGCGATCTCGGCGCGGATGGCCGATGCGTCGTCGGCGATGACTTTGAGCTCGCTCATCGCGGGCGCACCTCCATCGAGACCTCGATGCCCGAGGCGAGCCGGAAGAACACCGTGATCTTGAGGCGCGCCACCTCATCGAGCGACACGATCACGCGCGTGACGGTGACGCGCGGCTCCCAGCGGCGGATGGCCTGCACCGTTTCGCGCACCACGTGCGGGCGGGCGCGGTCGATGGGGTAATCCAGATACAGCCACACCCGCGAGCCGAAATCCGGGCGCAAAGGGTCGCTGCCCTGCGGCGTGCGCAGGATGATGGCGATGGCCTGGCGGATGTCGTCCACGTCCTCGACGACGCCGTCGCGCCCGAGGGCGGGTTGCCAGTGGTGGGTGGCGGGAAGCGCGCTCATGATGGGCTATAGTGTGCGCGAGCCAGTGCCGCTGCGCCTGCGGCGGCTTGTCAGTGGCTGCGGTCGCGCTCATGCCCGGCATGATCGCCAGGGAGGGCGCGGCGCGGCAGGCCGAAACGGTTCAGCCCGCGAACACGTCGGCGCTCCCCGTCGCTGCGGAAGAGCCGCAGGAGACAGGATCGCCGATGCGGCCCGCTGCGCGTCCGTTGACGAACACGGTCGCGCTGCCAGCAGCGAGCGAGCCGCCATGGCAAACCGGCCCACAGCAGTGCGTAGCCCAGGCGTCGCCCACACGGTGCCAGCCGCGGCCATTGACGAACACATCCGGGCTGGCCTCGACATTGGCTCGTGACGGGAAGCAGCCGTGGCCGGTGCAGGTGTCGCCCAGTCGATGTGCAGCGGGCATGGCGCGTCCTACGGGTTGAGGTCGATGCGCGGGGCGCGCAGGGTGATGTTGGTATCGGAGACGATCTCGATGTCGCCCACGCTGTGGATGGTGAGCCGGTGCGCCGCCCGGTCATACTCGACCACGGTGCCATCGCCAAAGCGCGCGGCGGTGATGTCCGGCCCCCCACCGGGGGACGGGTCGCGCGCGGAAAAGATCGCGCCCAGCACCACGCCGTCCTCGCCGTGCGGGTCGAGCAGCAGGGCGACGTGCTCGCCAACATCCGGCAGATGCTCCACCCGGTCGCGGTGCGTGCGCAGGGTGAGCACCGGCAGCCAGTGGGTCTCCAGGTTGTCCAAGTCTGGCAGGCGCACGCGCACGCGGTGCGTGGCCGCATCCACGGCGGACACGATGCCAAACCGCAGGGTGGCGAGCGATTCGCGCTGGGTCTCGATCATGCGGCCTCCTGGATGCGCTTGAGCTGGATCGTGGTGGCGTAGCCCGCGTCGCGGCTGATCTCGTGCCGCGCCTCGAGGATGAGGTAGCGCCCATCGAGTCTGGCAAGCCCCGCCACATCCACGGTGGCGCCCGCTACCAGCAGCGGGTCGCCAGGGAGTTTCACCTCCAGGCTCGTCTTGTCGATCTCGTGCCGCGCCTGCTCGGCCTCGGCGATTGCTTTGGCCTGCTCAGGCGTCTTGGCGCGCACCTGGCGCTTGCGGGTGTCGGCAGCAGTGACGGCGTGATCGGGCACCGCCACACCCTTCTCGATGCGGTAGACCACGAGCTGGCCGGTGGCCGGATCATGATGGCGCGCCTCACTTCTGGATGGCACGTCGGTGATACGGTCGCGGTAGGTGTAGCGGGTGAGGTCGCCAGGCGTGAGCGTGCGCACAGGCTCGGCATCCTCGCCCAGCTTCATCACGGCGAGCGCCCTGTTGTTGTCGGCGAGCTTCAAGGCATAGCCATACTCGCGCGCCAAGCGCACCGCGAAAGCCCAGTCGGTCTCCTGATACTGGGTCACCCGGTCGATGGCGATGTCGGCCACCTTGCCCTTGCGCGTGGCGCCGATGCGCTTGGCGATCTCGTCGAGGATGGCGGCGAGCGTGGTGTTCTCGTACGCCTTGCCCTGTCGGGTGCGCACCGCGCGGGAAATACCCGTGGCCAGCGCCCGGATGCGGATGGAAAGCGGCGGGCTGGAGACCTCGATCTCGTCCACATCGAAAGCCCCGGCAGACACCAGCGGCTGCCCGGCGTAGCCGTACTCACAGCGCAGCTCCATGCCCTTGTCCGGGTACCAGTCGGCGAGCCATCGGCTCTGGATCGCATCCGTCTCGGCCAGCTCCACATCGAGGCCGTCGGCCTCGCCGGTGAGGCGGTCGGTGTAGCTCACCCGCATCAGGTAGGGCGAAAGGTCCGCGGTGATGTCGCGCCCGTTGTAGGTGAGCTTGACGGCGGGCGTCAGCGCTTCCATGGCGGCAGGGCCTCCACGGTGGCGGCACGCTCGATGAGCGGCACGGCGATCTTGAGCCCGGCGGGCAGGATGCCGGTGCGCGGCGCGTGCGGGTTGGCAGCGATGAGCGCCGCCGTCTGCGACACATCGCGGTAGTAGCGCCAGGCGATCAAATCCCAGCGCTCGCCGTCTGTGGTGGTGTGCATGAGGCTCTGAGTCATGTCAGATCTCCATCACCGGCAGCCTGGCGGCGGCATGTGCCGCCAGGCGCGAGAGCGCGTCGCGCGTGTTATCCATGGCGCGGGTGGCCGCCGAGACGCTGTAGAGCGCGCCAGGTAGCGCAGCGATGCCGCCCGCGAGCGCAGCGCCTGCGGCGTCCCACTGGCTGCGGGCGGCGAGCAGGCCGCCTGCCACTGTCATGGCGTCGGTGGCGACCGAGGCCACAGCGCCTGCCGTCTGGCCGAGGCTGCCGAAGGTCTCGGCAGGCAGCGTCGCGCCGAACCCGGCTACGCGGCTCGCCAGAGACGGCAGCGCCAGCGCAGCGGCCGCAGGCGAGGATTGCGCGATGCGCGCGAGGCTCACCGCATCGGCGGCAAGCTGCGCGCCGCTGGCCACGGCGCTGATGCCGGCAGAGACGGCAGCCGCCAGCCCGCCGGGGCTTGCCAGCGGAGCGCCTGCCAGCAGATCGAAGTCGCTGGTAGCGCCGATGGGGATGCGGTAGCCCGCCGTGACCACGCCAGGCGGGTTGGGCTCGGCAGGGTCGCCGATGTACTCCCGCAGCGTGATCGACAGCTCGAAGGCGATGGCCGCACCATAGCCGTCGGTCTGGGTGGCAACCACCTCGGCCTCGGTAATGACGAACACGCCGCGGTATTCGCCGGTGCCCAGCACAAAGGCCAGCGGCTCGCGGTTGTCCATGCGCTCCTTGATTCTGCGCACCTCATCGGCCGGGTTGCACCAGGAGGCGTGCAGCCGCGCGTCGATGCGCACCTCGTCGGGCCGGTGGCCGGTGTATTGCAGCAGGCTCTTGCGGCCGATTAGCCCCTGCTCGGCATAGTCGGCGGCATGGCGCACCGAGAGGCCGTCCAGCCAGGTGATGATCTCCAGCTCGGTCTCGCCCAGGGTGGCGTAGAGGCTCATGGCGCGACCCTCCGGCGCTCATGCTCGTAGCGGCGCATCAGGCGCTCGAACTCGCTAAAGCTCAGCTGCACCGCTTGCGTCACCTGCTCGCGCACGGCGGCCGGGCTGCCGCCGCCATTGACGTGAATGACCGGCGCGAACGTGATCTGCATGGCGGCTGGCGCACCCGTGCGCGCGGCAGATGCCGTCGCACCCGCGCCGACTTTTGTCGCCTGCAATTCGGGCAAATCGGAGGCCAGCGCCGGCTGGAAGGCGGTCGTGGCCGCCAGCGCGAGCCCCGCCGTGGCCTTGCCGACCGCGCCCGCCATGCCAGCAATGCCCTGCGCCGCGCCCAGGCCGATCATCTGGCCGAAGGCGGCGAAGACGGTGGATGGCGAGCGAATGCCAAGCCACCCCTTGAACCGGCTCTTGATGCTCTCGCCCAGCTCTTCGATGGCCTTGCCCGCCGAGGCGAGCTTGTCTTTGATGCCCTTGATCAGCCCGGCGACGACCTCGCCGCCGATGCGCAGCATCTCGCCAGGCAGTGAAAGCAGCTTACCCGGCAGCGACAGGAACATCTGTACCGCGCTGGCAATGGCTTGCCCGACACGGCGACCTAGCGCCTCTGCCGCGCCGCCCGCATCGTCCATGGGTTTGAGCAGATCACCCACGCCCGAGACGAGCCTGCCGACCCAGCCGATGACGGTCTTGAACGCGCCAATCACAGGATCGAGCAGTGGCGCTACCGGTGCGAACGCGGCGCGGAAGGCGCCGGCCACAGGCGCCAGTCCAGTGGTTATGCCGTCCCACAGACCTTTGAAGAACCCCTTGATCGGCCCCCAGAACTTGTAGACGAGCAACGCCGCCGCCGTGAGCGCCAGCCCGATCGGATTGAGCATCACCGCGCGCCCCAGCCACAGGATGGCCTTGCCCGCCCCAAGCAAGGCCGACTTGAGCGCGCCACCCACCGCCAAGGCCGCGCCTTTTGCCTGCCCGCCGATCTGCGCCAGGTGCCAGCCCACCGCCTTCATGGGCGCGCCGGAATTGGCGATCTCGCGCAAGCGACCGAGCAACCCCGCCGCCGCCGGCGCGGCGTTGCCCAGCAGGGGCGCGAGGC